CATTAAATCCAGCATATACTCCGCCTAGAACAAGATCTTGGTACCCATCTAAAACATCTACATCAGGATCATGACCAAATTTATAAACGCACTTATGCCCAGTTACATTTCCCTTTGCAACCTCGTTATAGAAGTCAGCAAAGTCATGTATTGTCTTACCAAATCTAGTCATCGGAAGGCTCCTTGTTTCCTATTTGATTGGCTATTGTCTGTTGCAGTAGCCTGGCATTCTCGATGACTTCTGCCGATTCTATTTGAGCACCAGACACCTCAAGTTCTTTCTGCAACTCAAGTATCTTTATGCCAATATCTTGTCCTTGCTTCTCGGCCTGGAGGGATAGTTTCATTCTATCAAGCTCTACCTTCATTCTGTCATTCTCTGCTCTAGCCTCTAGTGAGGCCTGCTTAGCGTCAGCTTCTTGTTTCTGCAGTTGATGAATAGGATCTTCAGCGATCTCCTTATCTTTCTTCTCCTGCTCCTCCTGGGCTGTCTTCTGCATTGCTCTCTCTGCAGCCTTGGCAACCAGTGACGAGAACTGGGCTTCGATCTCAGGCGGCATAGGTTGGTCGGGGGGCGGCATCGGAGTACCAAGCTGATCTTCAACTTCTTTGCGGTACTGGAACGCAACGTGCTGCATAACGTGAGCAGAGGCCGCGCCCATAATTGACTCGGCGTTAGGTGATTGCTCTACCATACCTGCAAGCTGCGGACTATTGATAGCTCCCATGTGAACATCTATATGTGCATCATGATCTTCTTCTAAGAACGCCATTACTGCTTCACCATTTAGTATTCTCATGTTCTCAGTAACAGGGTCATATCTCTCAACATTACTCTTATCCGGCATTATCTGCTCTACGTTTTGAACTCCTAGTACTCCAAGGAATTGCATGTGTAATGCGCGTATGTCATAAAGCTCTGGATTAGAAGTAGCTAGTTGTTGAACAGATTGCATCTGCATAACTCGCTGCGCCATTGTTGTAGAGTTTGGATCTGAAACAGGCAGCACATCGACTCTTCCATCGAAGTCCTGTGCAATAGCGCCAGTAAACTGTCCGAGATCGTATGGATACTTCTCAGGAGGATTCTCACCGATTACCCTGGATATGAGCTTAAGTTCTTTACGCACAGATGCGTGAGTCCTAGCTTGGACAGACGACAGAACCTTCATTGATCGTTCGAGTATCGCGAGCGTTGTCCCCACGGGGGCTTGCTGGTTCATGTCAGATGCGTTAATATCATTCAGCGAGGCAAACCTTCTACCTTCCTCTACGATTGTGTTGAAGAGGTTGTACAGAACACCAGATGGCTCTTTGTAGGGAAGCGGAACCATCCCATCCTTGAGGGACATTCCTATTGTTCTGACAGGTCTCCACTCGCCTGGTTCGATAGGAGTATTCTCACCCTCGATCTCTAGGTCTTTGGCGACAAATCCGCCAGGAAGCGTGGCGAGAGTTCCGGCGTCGACTAGCTGCCTCAGGATAGATGTGCTACCCTGCGCGATGCCGCCGATCATGTGCGTCAGGCCGATGCCGTAGAATCCAAAGCCGGGGACGTAGCGATAGTGAACAAATGTTGGTCTACGAGACTGGGCAACATCTTCTTCAAGCCAGTTTCGATAAATACTTAGTACTTCATTAGATCCATAGGATGTTGTAACGATATATGGAAGAGGCTTACCGCCAGATATTTCATCATCAATCTCAAGCTCAAGGAATACATGTTGCTCAAGTAATGTATATCCTTCCTCAAGGCCAGATTGCTGTTCGCCGTTTAACCTGTCAATCTCCTTTTGCACATCTCCAACATACGGGAGCCCACTCGAAACATCTACATTCCTATAAAACCCACTCGCCTGCCTGCGCTTAAATGAATTCTCACCAATATTAGGAATTACATGTGTAATGCGCTCAGCCTTCTTTAGAGATCTTGCACCATAGTTAACTATGACATTCTCGCTTGGTACATATTCTGCGCAGACAGATTCAGTGTCTGGATCAAAGTACACCTTCTTAAATGCATCACCGGACAGTGGCATACCGAATAGTAGTAACTCTGTATCATCTCTGTAGTCATCAAGCTCTTCAGTTAGGAGATAATTAATGTAATCTGAAACTCTACCAGCCTGTGCGTGTACTTCTGGTGTCTCCTGGCCAACGATCTTTTTCTTAACTGGACCATCGGCAGGAAATATTTCACCAATAATATGAGCCTGGAATCGTATGGCAGCCTCAAGTAATATTGGGTGGACTACACCACAGGCACCTTCAAATGGCTGTGTTCTGGTTTCTACATTCAACCCCAAGCTTCTGAGGCCGCGCGCATAGGAATGTGCCCAATCTTTACGCGAGGACATGTCGCGGTCAAACGACTCTCTTACATCAGAACCTATGCTTAGAAGTTCATTATCATCTAGCATCTCTGCAAGATTGGAAGCAAACTCCATCGGAGGTGCTTGTTCTGGTGCATCGTCTAGTGTGATTTCCGCGCTACCATCGGGAAGGATATCTACACCTTCCTCCATACCAATATCTTCTTCTGCTAGCTCTACCTCCATCGGTAGATTTGGCTCATTATATGGTTCTGATGCTAGGTTTTCTATTGCCAATCAGTTATCTTTAGTAGTAGACATGTGTTGTTCTTGGTTTCCAAGCTGAGGGAATGTCTGTTGGGAGTGTAATGAACCCACCTGTTCTATATTTGGATAGAGACATGTATACGGTATCGCAAAGGTCGTCATGGGCGCCATGAGGAAAGCGTGCCAACTGTTCAGCAACATTCTCTGCCCACGCTGTATTTGGTCTCCATACCCTACCTGCATTAAATAGTGAGGAGATGCTGTGTATCCTTGAGTTCTTATCATTAGGATTTTTAGTTGTTCCCCTTGTAACTTTAAATTCTTGTGCTGGAATGCCTGTTCTTCGAAGTTCCTGTATCAACGGAAGGCCTGCAGATTTAGCTTCTATTAAAAGTATGTCGGGTTGCCATCTCGCATTATCTCTTATTGCCTGTTTCTTTAACTCTGGATATTCTAAATAATCTTCCCATGCATTAAGTAATAGGATATGTGTTTCGCTTTCTCCGTTATCACCATCTACTTCGAATGTTCCCCAAACCGTACATGCGGAAGGATCGTTCATCTCTGACTTAGTGTACGCAGTATCGTATGCCATGATAATTCCATTGACCTTCGGAGAATCACCACTCCATACCTTCCAATCGCCTCTCTTAATTATTGCGCCTGATTCACTGGAAGGATCTTGCTGATACTGTGCTGCCCAATGCGCGGCCGGCAGTTCTTTTTGCAGGGCCTGCATTTCCTTAAGAGACCAATACTCAGGCCACAGCGGCTCCTTGGCCTTAGAGATGGCGGGCATGGTAATTACTTCCCACTCATCACCTGTCCCACGTTCCTTAGCATCTCTTAGTAACCCGCCGGTTAGATCGATCTCATGCCAGCGTGTCATAACAATTACAATAGCAGCTTGTGGTTGCAGCCTTTGCCTTGGGCCACTATAGAACCACTTAAGAACAGTTTTAAAAGACTCTGTACCAGAGCCAAATGTATCCTGCTCTGAGTGTGGATCATCAATTATAAATAGATTAGCACCACGACCAGCTACGTTACCGCCGACACCAATAGCGAAATAGGTTCCACCAGCGCTAGTGTTCCAACGCCCGGCGGCCTTAGAATCAGCCTTTAGTGACGTATCTGGGAATATATCTTTATATCTATCTGACGCGATTAAGTCTCGCGTTTGGCGGCCAAAGTCTTCTGCCAAGGACGCAGTGTGGCCAGCCTGGATTACTTTTTGGTTCGGATACTTACCTAGATAATAAGACGGGAGGAGTCTTGATGCGAACTCGCTCTTGGTATGTCGAGGTGGCAGATTAATAATCAAACGCTTAAGATCACCAGAAACTATTCTGTCGAATGCATTAGCTATTTTTCTATGATGTTCGCCAGCTATGAAGTCAGGCCAAACTCTTTTAACATAGCTGAGAAAATCTCTCTGGACTAGGTTTCTATCTTCTTCTTTTTCTATAAACGAGGATAGCTCCAGAGCGCGCTTAGCGTCAGCTGGAGAAAGTCCTTTCTTTATTGCTTTCGCTATTTGTCGTTTTAATGCTTCTTCCAAATAATTTTACGAACGCAGTTATCGATTATTCGGAAGTGTAGCACATGCATACTTATTGTGCAACCCCGAGGGGATCAATCCTTAAAGATCTCCCTGAACACAGCCTTAGTTGCTACCTCTACGAGTATCCTAAGTATATCATCTCTAGTCTCATCGTCAGTCTCGTCATATCCCTTGAGGTTGCGAGATTCTTCCAACACTGCTTTCACTGCAGCCTCAGCTATCTCTGAAACATTAAACATCTTTACCTCCTTTTGGTGGGGAAAGAGAGATTCGAACCCTCAAACAGCTGATTTTAAGTCAACCCGCTTTTCCAATTAGCGTACATCCCCATGGTCCCAGTGGAGGGAATCGAACCCACAAGGCAGAGCCAGCCGGGTCTAAGCCGACCGCGTTTTCCAGTTTCGCCACACTGGGATAAATCGTCAAGTTTGTCGAATTGCGTCGTATTTTTGTCTATTATTCGTCAAATATGACGAGTAAATTAAACTCCAGGGGAAGGACTTGAACCTTCAGTTAATCGATTAACAGTCGATCTCTTTACCATTAAGATACCCTGGAATATTGAACGTCCTTATACGTGATTAAAGGAACTTTAAAGATCCTTTGGTGCGGACGAGTGGACTTGAACCACTGGCCTTCCGCGTATCAGACGGACGCTCTAACCATCTGAGCTACGCCCGCAAATATGGGGTAAGCGGCGGGATTCGAACCCACGTCACCGGATTCACAGTCCAGCACTCTAACCAAATTGAGCTACGCCTACCATATGGTGGAGAAGAAGAGAATCGAACTCTTGACGCTGACGTGCAAAGCCAGTGCTTTCCCAATTAAGCTACATCCCCATGGTCCGAATGGCAGGGATCGAACCTGCGATTTTTCGCCCCCAAAGCGAAAGCCATACCGCTTGGCTACATTCGGATATTATTTAATCGTTAGTACCAAAGCTCCTGGCTTAACGCTAGATCTTACATATTGATCTTCGTACCAAACTACAAAATATCCTTCTTTTCTATATTTATCTATATCTTCTAACTTTATCCATCTTTTACTTCTTCCGAAGCAAATATTATGGATATCATTAAATCTGTTCATAGTCTCTATTGCGCCCATAATGGATTGTAAACGGCGGGGAGGCCCCTCGTGAGACAGAAGAACCTTCACGAGCCCTAGTCCTGGCCTTCTACCCGCCGTTTACTTCCGCCTCCATCCCAGAATTGGGAACCACCATTATAGTACACAGAAACTTCCATGTCAAGTCCCTTTGGGGTTGCAATCCGAGATTCGGTGGGGTATTATCATTGCTTTAGGGGGATTTGCGGTGGCCAATGAGCAAGATAAAGAGTTTAATGTAGTAAGATGCGGCAAATGTACTTGCTACAAGGTTAGTGACATATGTTGGCATTGCGAGTTTGATAGAGTTCAGGGCGCACTAGAGAAAGCTGGAGCGGTTTATATTAAGCTAGCTGATGCGATAGATAGATTTGAGGGTGATGATCTTCCGCAAGAAATACATGAAAACGATTATGAAGCAAAATACGCACTGCTGCGCTCAAAACGATATTTCCTTGACGAAACGTATGGAATAATCGAAGAGGCTGGCAAATGAGAGATATCCTGAAGACGTGTCCGCCCGAACTTGTCAGCCGATACGAGAATACAGCCGAGAAAGCCCTTGACGGCTCTAGGGTTGCAGCTATAAAGATCAAGTGCCTTGAGTGTTGCGGCTGGGACTACACTCTAGTCCGTCGTTGCGGGATCGATTCGTGTGGATTGTGGGAGTTTCGCCCCTGGAGGGAGGATTAATGTTTGTTAGAGCATCTAAATACAGGGAGCTATTAAAAAGGAAGCTTAGCTTAGACCGTGAGATTGAGCGCAGATATGTGTACGGAGAAACTGAGGGGAGTCGAAATGATGCTCTTAAAAAAGAACTCCTAGAACTAAGACCAATGAAGTCTAGATTTGAAGAATTGTCAACAAAATTTGACGAAAAAGTAAACGCTGAAGTCTACACACGCACCAAAGCAATTGAGTCAGAACTAAACGCAGCTATAGTTTTTGCAAATAAGTGCGTTGAGCAAACTGCTGAAGCTAAGATAGAATACCTCACACTAAAAAAGGAAATGAGCAATGGTTGATCTATATGGAAGAAAGCCGATGACAAGGATGCAGTATGCTGCAGCAAAGATAAGACTTGAAAGTATGTATCCTGACATGAACCATACTTCCGGGCGCAGATCAATTTACCACAATGAATATGTAGGTGGTAGTGAGTACTCTAAACATTTAATAGGTATGGCTGATGATTATATATTTGATGTCTGTCATCCACTTACACCTAAGTTTGGCGAGATGTTGGTTGTTCTCGGGTTTTGGTTTAAGTTTTATAATGATGATGATTTTAAGTTCCACATACAAGGATTGCCACCAGGGAAAGTGGCAGACTGGTGGGTCAATCAGGAGGGTGACAGGTGAAGTGTATATTTTGTTACAATTTTGGTGACAATAAGGCAGTATACGATAGGTGGACCTTTAG